GCAGGTTAACTACCTGCAGGAATACATCAGGACGCAATGCCTGAAATAATTTTTTTGCAAATCACAAAGTCAATTTAATGAGCCTCGCGATGCGGGGCTTTTTTATGCCTGTTACCGCTGGCGAATTTTCTGTCATCGGTGATGGGATTTATCCAGACTGCGCGTCGCAGCGCATAGACAACCCGAGTCTTTCAGAAAGCTGAGCCTGAGAACTGCCGTATATGGTGGCGACCATCTCGGGGCGGCTTTTCTGTGCGAACAGGCTCATCTTTCTTAAGGAACATCGCCATGCAATTAGTTGAAATCAAGAAGCTCGACTTGGTAACCAATACCGCAGCCATCGCCGAGGGCGTTGGGCGAGAACATGACACCATCATCAAGCTGGTTGACCGTAACAAAAGTGACCTTGAGGAATTCGGAGAGGTCGGATTTGAAATCCGAGCTGGGTACAACAATTCCAAAGTTCGCGTCGCGTTGTTGAACGAACAGCAAACCACGCTACTGATCACCTACATGCGAAACAACGAAGTTGTCCGGGCATTCAAGAAGCGCTTGGTATCTGAGTTCTTCACGATGCGCAGCGCGCTGGCAAAGAAGAAGATGGATCGCAACTCGGCGCGCCTGGAATACAAGCCTATGACAGACGCCATTAAACATGAGCGAGAGGCTCAGGGTAAGCAGATTGCACCGCATCATTTCTCCAATGAGGCTGACCTGATTAACAGGCTGGCGCTGGGCATGACGGCGGCCAAGTTCCGCGTGCATCACGAAATCGGGAAGAAAGAGCCGATCCGCGACTACCTGACGCCGGAACAAATTCACTGCATCACCGAGCTACAGCGTGCTAACACCGTGTTTATCAGCATGGGGTGGGACTTCGAACAACGCAAAGAAGTGCTGCGCGGTATGTTCGAGCGTAATCACCGCCAGCCGCTTATCGAAGAACAGCACCGCCTGGCTGCATAACCACAAATATGTGGTTTTAGAGAGCCACTTTCACAACGGTTCTTCATTACAGAAGCTCTTCTCTGAGGGGCTTCGATAATGTCAACGTGAGGTAAGTATTATGGCAAAACCGGACTGGGGAGCACTGCAAGACCAGTTCCTCGCCGAGCATGCCAAAACAGGTATTTCCCCGAAAGACTGGTGCCAGGCTCAGGGACTGAATTACGCATCTGCGAAACGCTATATCAAATTAACGACTTACGGTGCGAATTCGCAAAAAAAAAGTGCGAACAAATCTGCGAATTCGCAGAAGGAGAAAGGCGGGGCCAATAAAAACGGGAAGGTGAAAAAATCCGCCCGTGAAACAGGCAGCGCCAAAAATTCCCGAGACGCGAAACCGATACGCGGGTCACGCACCGCACCGCCGACAAACGCCTTCCAGCCTGGCAACCAGAATGCACTGAAGCACGGCGGCTACGGTCGCAGGATGCTGCTCTCTGACGCAATCACCGAAGACGCGAAGCTGCTCACGCTCGACGATGAGCTGTTCTGGCTGCGCGCGGCGAACCTGACGGCGGCGGAGAACATCGGGCGCTGGCAGGCTGAGCTGGAGCTTGCCGATGATGACAAAGCGAAGGACCTCCACTCTCTGATTTCCTCTGCTGAAAAGGCCATGCACCGGAACACGCAGCGCATCGAGTCGCTGGAGTACACCAAAGGCTCGATAGAGAAGCTTCGTGTGGATGCTGCTTACCGCGAACGCGCCACTGAGAAAGTGGAAATGGAAATCGACATCATGAAGGACGGCGACAGCGACAACGCGATCGTCGTACACAACACCCTGCCGATACCTGGAAGATGATATGGCCGACATTTACCTCCCGACGCTGCATGACGGGCAGTTAAAGGTCTGGTCTGATTCCTGGGAAGGTCAGCTGCACGCGGTCCGGTGTGGTCGTCGCTGGGGTAAGACTTTCATGCTGTCCAGCGCCGCGGTGACCTATGCCACTGCGCCGTTTAAGCGCCCGGGCATGGACATTGAACTCGGCGGCCGCGTCGGTATCTTCACCGCGGAGTATCGCCAGTATCAGGAGATCTACGACAAGCTCGAAGAAATCCTGCTGCCTCTGAAGAAAAGCTTTAGTCGCCAGGAGAAGCGCCTGCTGCTGAAGAACGGCGGGAAGATCGACTTCTGGGTCACCAACGACAACAAACTGGCTGGTCGTGGTCGTGAATACGAAATCATCCTGATAGACGAGGCGGCGTTTACCAAGTCGCCGGAGATGCTGAGGGAGATCTGGCCAAAGTCGATTAAGCCAACGCTGCTGACGACGAAAGGCCGGGCCTACGTATTTTCAACGCCTGATGGGGTGGACGAAGAGAACTTCTTCTATGCCATCTGCCACGACAAGAATCTCGGATTCATCGAGCATCACGCGCCGACATCCTCCAACCCGTTCGTTCCGCCGGAAGAACTGGAGAAGGAGAGGGCCAACAACGATCCGCGCGTATTTCGCCAGGAGTTCATGGCCGAGTTCGTCGACTGGTCCGCCGCTTCGCTGTTCGACGTCCGCAAATGGTTTGAGGGTGAGAATCAGGATCAGCCTGTCGATTACCCTGAGATGTGCCAGGCCGTCTTCGCCGTCATGGATACTGCCGTCAAAGGTGGATCCGAGCATGACGGCACGGCGGTTGTTTATTACGCCGTCGACACCAGGCCCGGCATTCAGCGCCTCACCATTCTGGACTGGGATGTGGTGCAGATTGACGGCGCGCTGCTGGAGACGTGGATGCCGTCGGTATTTGACCGCCTCAACGAGCTTTCCGGCCAGTGCGTTGCCATCAACGGCAGCCTGGGCGTGTTCATCGAGGACGCCAGTATGGGCAGCATCCTCCTGCAGAAAGGCGAAAGCCTGGGATGGCCGGTAAACAAAATCGAATCCGCCCTGACCAGCAAAGGAAAGGACGAGCGCGCCATTATGGCCTCCGGTTATCACTACCGCGGCCTGGCGAAAATTTCCAGACACGCCTACGAGAAGACGGCCGTCTTCAAAGGCGAAACAGCTAACCATCTGCACAAGCAGGTATCCCGATTCCACCTTGCCGACAAGAAAGCGCATAAGCGCGCCGATGACCTGCTCGATGATTACACCTACGGGCTGATCATCGCCTTCGGCAGCGGCGACGCAATCTGACGAGAGAACCAATGAACGAAGACGATTTCGAAATCGGCAGCTGCTCTCACTCAGAGTTGATGGCATTGCTGGACAGCGACGACATCCAGCCCGGATCCACGGCTGGCTATCAGACCTGCAAAACGGTTTACCTCTACCACCCGCTGGGCGGAAAGATGGTGGATCGTCCTATCAAAATGGCGATGAATGAGCCGCGCACCGTGCATGTTGCCCAGTCATATGGGCTTGAGCAACGCCTGCGCGACGCGTTCGAGCGCGAATGGAAAGCGATGGGTGCGAACCAGCACATCGCCAACGCCGCGCGCATCGCCCGTATTTACGGCGTATCAGCTATCGCCATGCTGGTGGATAACCAGGAGCCGAACGAATCGCTGGACTACCGCACGCTGTACAAGCACAACGTCAGCTTTAACATCCTGGACCCGCTGAACACCGCCGGCAGTATCGTGCTGAATCAGGATCCGAACGCCCAGGACTTCCAGAAAGTCGACGGCATAAGGGTTGCTGGCAAGCCGTATCACAAATCTCGCTGTGTCGTCGTGCAGAACGAGGACCCGATTTACCTCGCATACAACCCGGCGGCGTTCGGCTTCACGGGGCGCAGCGTGTACCAGCGCGCCCTCTACCCGCTGAAGTCTTTCATCCAGACCATGCGCACCGACGATATGGTTGCGGTGAAAGGCGGCCTGTTGGTGACGAAAATCAAGGGGCCAAGCTCCGTCGTCAACAACATGATGCAGAAGCTCAGCGGCATTAAGCGCATGATGCTGAAGCGCGGGAAGACGGGGGAAGTCCTGCAGATCGGCGAACTCGACAACATCGAGTCAATCGACCTGAGCAACCTGGAAAAGCCTCTCGACTCTGCGCGCACGCACATTCTTGAGAACGTGGCCGCCGCCGCCGACATGCCAGCGATCATCCTCAACTCTGAAACATTCGCCCAGGGCTTCGGTGAGGGCACTGAGGATGCCCGCGCCGTAGCGGTGTACATCGACAACATCCGAGAGTGGCTTGACCCGCTTTACGCGTTCTTCATCCGCGTGTGCCAGTACCGCGCCTGGAGCATTGAGTTCTTCCAGTCTCTGCGTGCTGACTTCCCGGAGCTGAAAAACACCTACAGCGTATATTTCGCGAGCTGGATAAACAACTTCGAATATCGCTGGCCATCCTCCCTGAAAGAGCCGGAAAGCGAGAAGGTGAAGGTCGACGAGATACGCTTTAAGGCTATCGTCAGCATGCTGGAAACGGTGCTTCCGCAGCTCACGGCGGACCCGGAAAACCGCGCAACGCTGATCGAGTGGGCGTGTGAAAACGCCAACGCCAACGAGAACCTATTCCCTCAGCGGCTTAACCTCGATTACGACTCTCTGAAAGATAACCCACCGCCGGAGCCGCCGAAAGCTGAAGAGCCGGGCGGCGGGATGATGCTATGAACACTTTCACCAGAACAGTGAGAGACGCGGTGAAGTTCTTTCTCCGCAACGGCTACTCATCCCGTGAAGAGCTGGAGCGCTGGCAGGCGATTATCCGCCAGGCAGCCGAAAGCGAAACCGCCGATGACTACATGGCGATGGTTACCCGAAACCTGACGAAGGCATACGACCTGCAGGTTGGCCGTGCTGGAGCGCTGAAGCGCCACCAGGGTATATCCCGGTTTACGCTCAACTACCTTGAGCCGAAGCTGCGGACGGAACTCGACAGGCGGATCCTCGCCAGCGCTGACCTTATCCAGCTCAACCGCAAAAAAGCCATCGACACCACGCTGTCGCGGTTTAGCGGCTGGGCCAGCAGCATTCCCTCAGCCGACAGCATTGCGCTGACCGGCATTCAGGGAACGATGCGGGAGACGGCAGCGCACATTCAGAAGGCCGCCGAGAAGGTGGACTATGAAGCGCGCCGGGTGATGATCGACCAGAACCATAAGTTGATAGCCAGCATCGACAACGTGATCGCAACGAGCAACAACGCGATTGCAGCGATATGGCACAGCCACTGGCGGCGTCCGGGTTATGACTTCCGCGAGGACCACAAGGAACGCGATCAGCTGTATTACCTGATTCGCGGGAACTGGGCGCAAAAAAACGGGTACGTGAAAGCCGGGCCAGCCGGTTACCTCGACGAAATCACTCAGCCTGGCGAAGAGGTTTTTTGCCAGTGCTATGTGACCTACATCTATAACCTCCGAAGTATTCCAGAATACATGCTGACCCAGAAGGGGCAGAAGTTCATGGAGTCGATGAAGAAAGCAGCATAGGAGCATTAAAACGTGGCTATTTTTGGCAGCGGGATAATGTTCCGTCAGGGTAAGTTCGTCTTCCTGATCCAGCGCTCGGATGATGGTACGTGGTGTCCGCCTGGCGGAACGGTAGAGCCTGGCGAGCTGGCTATTGATGCCGCGCGCCGCGAGGTGCTGGAGGAGGTGGGTTATCAGTACGATGGTCCGCTGACCCCGCACAGCGTATACGGCGATTATCTGACGTTTCGCGCCGAGGTGCCGGAGAGGTTCGAGGCGAAGCTTAACGACGAATCGCTGGCTGCCGGATGGTTCCACATTGACGATCTGCCCAAGCCGCTTCATCAGCCCTTCGCTGAGATGCTGGCGCAGCAAGCGCTCAATGAAACCGAGGTGGCCGCGCTCATCGCTGACGGGACGCTAAGCAGCCCGCAATTCTTTATCAACATGTGGATGTTCGCCATCAGGGTAACCGGAACAGGGGTTACCTGGCGCTCCGCAGATCAACAGATGGCCTTCCGTAACCCGGATGACTATCTCACCCCAGAGTTTCTCCAGCGAGTTGCCGGTGTACCGCTTATCTGGCTGCACCCGGAGAAAAACAAGCTCGATAGCGATGAATTTGCGAAGCGTGTTATCGGCACCATGACGAACAGTTGGGTTGCTGATAATGGCGAGGTCTGGGCTATTGCCCGGGTATATGACGCTGAAGCCGCCGAAATTATGGCGACACGGCAGCTGAGTACCTCGCCAACCGTCACGTACAGCGAAGCGCAGGACTCAATCATCAAAATCGACGGTCAGCCTCTATTGGTGGAAGGTTCCCCGGTATTGCTCGACCACGTTGCAATTTGTGAACAGGGCGTATGGGACAAGCTCCTTGCCCCTACTGGTGTTAAATCTGATTCCATTCCAAACGAGGCTGAAAAGATGGACGAGGAAAAATTCGTAGAGCTATTCAATAAGTGTATGGATGCTCGCATGGCCAAGGCTGACTCAGAAGCAGCAGACCTGAAAGCCAAGGCCGATGCCGAAGAAGCAGCCAAGAAAGAAAAGGCTGATGCTGAGGCAAAAGAGGCCGAAGAGGCGAAAGCCAAAGCTGACGCGGAAGAGAAAGCCGCGAAGGAAAAAGCAGACGCTGAAGCCAAAGAGAAGGCCGACGCTGAAGAGGCAGAACGTATGGCGAAAGAAAAGGCTGATTCTGAACTGCGTCAGCAGATCGCCGACCTGCGATCCCGCATCCCAACCGAGTTGAGCGATGAAGAGCGTAACGAAGTCGCCGACGCACAGGTGAAGGCCGATAGCGTGTTCTCCTGCTTCGGCAAGCGCGCGCCGGTGCCACTGTCTGGTGAAAAGCCGCTGGCATATCGCCGCCGCCTGATGATCCAGCTGCAGGAGCATTCGCCTGACTTCAAAACCGTCGACCTGTCCTCTATCGCTGACTCAGCCCTGCTGAGCGTGGCCGAGAAGACGATCTACGCCGACGCGCAAAAATCGGCAAGCCTGTCTGTTGGCCCTGGCATGCTGCGCGAAATCAAACGCGCTGATGCAACCGGTCGCCAGATCAGCACCTTCGAAGGCGATCCTGCTGCCACCTGGGCTCCGTTCCAGTCCGGCAAGCGTCAGGTCACCAGTTTTAACAACCAGGCTTAACGGGAGCTCTCAAGCATGGCTAACTTATCTCTTAACCCGATGGCAACCACGAATGCGCTTGGCTCCTTCGGTGTGCAGTCCGACGGTTATATTCAGGGCGTGGCGCTTGATGACCCGGCTAACCGCTTTAACCTGGCGGCGGGTACTGTGGCGGCAACGGAAAACAAACCTCTCTGGGGCGGTCTGCCAGTTGCTGAGCTTCTGCCTGGCACCAGTTCAAGCCCTCGCGGTTCTTACATCCGTCGCGCTGTGTCTGTTGCCGAGCTGGAAGGCTTCACTGTCTTCAATCAGGCTCACAACGGCCTGACCACTCCGCAGTCACCGGTTCCGCTGTACGCATCAGGCATGAGCGTTTCGTACTACCGCCTGGGCTCCAACATGCGCGTTCCGTTGAAAGCTTCTGCGCAGGTTGTTGCGCTTGGCACCTCCGGCGCGTCAGTGAAAACGCCTCTGGCCTGGGACTTCGTGAACAACCAGATCACCACTGCGGCGGCGGCCGGTTTCGCCGGTTCTGATATTGCGACAACAGCAGTGACCTATGCCAATGGTGTGGCGACAGCGGTAACCGCTTCAGCTCATGGCCTGACTGCTGGGCAGTACGTGAAAATCAGCGGCGTCGCTCCTGCGGCGTACAACGGCACAGTAGTCGTGCTGTCAGTCGTGAACGCAACAACATTCACCTACGCACCGGCAACTGCACCAGGCGGCGCTGCAACCACGCAGGGCACCATCGGCGCAGTTACGCTTTCCGACATCACGCTGCCGGTAAAAGTGCTCGCCATCGAATCAGGCAACTCCAAGACTGTCAGCTATGACAGCGCGACGGGCTTCCTGACCTGGAATAACACCGACAGCTGCGCGCTGGTCTTACTTTAATCGGGAGCTGAATTAAATGGCTGCAATTACCCCCAGCTACACCATCGTCAATCCGTCGTACATCGCGCCGGAGATGATCATTGGTTACCAGCAGGCGTCAGGTGCGTTTGAAACCATCGCCAGCGGTAACCCGCAAGTCCGTCTCGGCGTGGGCGACCAGTACGTCTACATGCGCCGCCTGGATATTCGCACCCAGACCACTTCCAGCCAGTCCGGTAACGGTAACCAACTGCCGAGCGTGGCGCTGGATGCGAAGATGATTTCAACCCCAACCTACCTGTTCCGCTGCCGTGGTATCTACGATCACCATGATATGGCCGCTGCCGGTAACTGGAACTTTGCACTGCCGGAAGCTCAGCGCCTGGGCATGCGTCAGGGCATTTTCCAGCAGCTGCGCTCTGCTCTGCTGTACGGCATGAACCCTGCCGGCGGTGAAGGCCTGCTGAACACCGCTGGCGCGACCACTGAGTCCCTGCCTCCGGACAGCAACGGAAACACCACTGTGCTGACCTATGACCACGGCCAGATGGCGGTATATCTGCTGGGCCACGTACAGGCCGCACTGACCCGCACCATGCAGCTGGGCCGCCAGCAGCGCGTCGTTATCCTGGGGCCGCAGCGCGTCCTCGGCGCCATGGAGATTCAGCAGATCGTTCAGCTGACTTCTTATCAGCGTCCTGGTGGTGGTACTGACACCGTCGGCGGCACGGTGAAAGAAGTGCTGAAAGGCGCAAACGTCCAGGTTGACTGGGTGTATGACGACACTCTGATCGGCGCAGGCGCTGGTGGTACAGACGCGGTGGTAATCACCATCCCTGAGGTCGAAGTGCCGATGGTCAACTCTACCGTGAACACCAACGAATTCGCCAAGCTGACCCCGTCTCTTGCCGCGAACGCGCTGATGTTTACCGACATGGCCGCGCCGCGCGAAATCCCGACGCCGATAGCTGGTGGCGCCATCGATGTTCTGTCCGAAATGCGTTCAACCGCAGGCTGGGCAGTTCGTCCGGAAGCAATCACCATCCTGTCCATGGCGTACAGCGCCTGATCCATTCTTTGAAGTGGTTAAGCCTCTGCCGGGGAAACTCAGCAGGGGCTTTTTTACGAGGGTAACCAATGAAGCTCTATATCGCTAACACCACCAAGCAGCGCCAGATTTTCGCCTATCGCAAGCTGGAGACCGGCCGCCTTATTCAGATCCCGATTAACCACGGCGATCAGATGATGGTGCTGGATGGCTCAACTGAAGAAGTTGACGCAGTGGTGCAGCACCACCAGGTTTATGGTCTGGTTGACTCAACCAAAATCGACCAGAGCCAGGCGTTTGTCGGCTTGTGCTACAGCCTGAACAAGCCTGTATCAGCGTCGGTAATCGAAAAAGCAATCCGTGATAACGATATTCACCTGACCCGTGGCGCCCACGGCCGCCGCCAGGCATCTGTAGCGGCTCTGGATAGCGCGCTGCGTGAAAGCGGTACCGGCTATTCCGGCGAGATGGAAGTCAGCGCGGAGCAGGCGAAAGGCCGCGAAGACAGCGAAGACACCCCAACGGTTAACGAAACAATCGTGACTGAAAAATCCGGGAGCAAGAAAAAATGACAACGAGCCTGTCGGGATTCATCGAATTCGTTCGAACTGACATGGGCGTGACCGCCGCGCAGGTTCCCGACGACTCGCCGTCTTTCAACCTGGCATATGGCGGCGCGGTTGAGTGGGTAAACCCTGATATCGCGTGCGTCACGCCGAACCTGTACACCGTTGCGGTGTACAACCTGGGCGCGTCTTTCCTGGTCAACTATGGCACGGAATCGGTATTCGCCGAGTTCAGGAAAACGTATGGCCTGAACGATTTCAAGGCTGGCGTGATTACTGGTGCAGGGGATAACTCAACCAGCGCTCAGCGCCTGGTTCCGGACTTCTTCAAAGACCTGTCGCTGGCTGACCTGCAGATGTTGCAGGACCCATGGGGCCGCCGGTACCTGATGATTGCCCAGCAGTTCGGCAGCCTGTGGGGGCTGTCATGATCACCTTCCACCTTGGAGTGTTTGACGTCCCGTATGAGGACGAGAACACCACGACAGGAGACGTCGCCGAGTATCTGGAGGAAAAGTACCAGATCATGCAGACGTTTTTCGACAGGTACAGCAACGACATTGCTGACCTGATGGCGAATGACATGGCCGCGTCGCTTGAGAATATGATGGCCGGCGCGCCGCCAGCCAAAGATCCTCTGGCAGAGTCGATGTCACGGATTCATGACCTGTTTGTCGCCTTCCTCGACAACACCGAAATGAACGGATTGCCGGGCGTGCCTACGCGCCGCGCGCTGGACGGTATCTCCCGGCGATTCAAGAACAAAAAGGGGCCGCCGCGCCCGTCATTCATCGATACCGGAACCTATCAGGCCGCGATGCGCGCCTGGGTAAGCGGGGTGCTGAATGCCTTCCCTGAGTGAGTTGCAGCAGACTGCAAAAACCGAGCTTAACGCCACGCTGACGCAGGGTCTTGATGACCTGAGCCGCTTTCAGGTGGTCACGTTTACGAAGTATATCCGCAAGGTGCTGCCCCTCGATGGGTTCGTCTTCTGGGTGAAGGCCTCTGTTCTGTCGGACGACCCCAGCAGCGAGCCGGATACGGTTGAAGTTAAGGGCTATCTGCACCTGACGACCGAAACCATCCAGGACGATGAGCAGCTCTATGACCGGAACGTCGTGACGTTTACCGCGCAGGCGGACATCGACCCGTTCAACGATATCGGATCTGATGTCCTGTATATCGGCGAATTTTTTGGCCTTCAGTTTTCCTTCTCCCGGCGCACAGGGCTGAACGAACCGGCCAACCTCTACCACTACACAGGTGAGGCAATATTCCCCTACATGCGATCGCAGATCATCAACTCTGCAGATGACATCGATCTGGCTGATGTGGTGGTTTCGAGTTCATTGCCGGTATGGCTGACGCTGAGTCAGTACATGCCTATGTTCCCGGCCATGCTGTCGACGCATAACCTGTCTCCGCCGTATGCAACGGTGAAGTGCAGCAACACCGCGCCGATTGCCGGGAGCTTTTACCTCGATGAGCAGCAGAACCAGTATCAGCTGGTTTCCGAGGATGTGACGATCTCCATCACTGGCCTGCGCAATGCCGGGGTTGAAGATTTCCTGAGGTACGTGCAGCAGTACACGCTCGGCGATGACGCGGAAATGGGCGTGATGAATATCCCGGTCGTTCAGGACGAGCGTGTCACGCAGAACGAGCTGAACATCATCGCCATGAGAAAAACCATCAAGTTCAAAGTCAACTATTACCAGCAGCGCATGCGTAACGTCGCGCGTCAGCTGATCACGTCAGCGATTCCGTCCATTTACCCGGAGAAATAAATAAATGGCAATTGTTAACATTAATGTCTCGGTGACCAACCCGCCGAAGCCCTCTCAGCTGCTCAAATCCGGCGCGATGATCTCCATGGGCGGAACAACCCTGGCTGCAGGTGAGTATCAGCTCCTGACGACGAAAGATGATCTGAAGGATATCGCCTCACCGGCTAAAACTATTTCAACTATCACCTGGGCAACCGGCGTGGTCACGGTGACCCTCTCGGCAGCGCATGGCTGGAAAGTTGGCGACACTATCCCGCTGGTTGTCTCTGGCGTTACTCCAGCAGCGTATAACCGCGCCGTAACAGCCACTGTGACCACGTCTACCGCCTTCACTTATCCGCTGGCGACAGACCCTGGCACGGCAACAGTTATGGGTACGGTGAAAACCGTAGCGGCAAACGAAATCATCGAGATGAACACCACGTTCTGGGCTCAGGGAACTACCCGCGCGGTCTACGTGCTTGAGCTGGGCGACGTGTCTGTCGCTGCTGCTGTGGCTGCACTGGCTGACTTCATCGATGAAGACATTTCTCTGGGCAACACCTACCAGAAATTCTTCTCGTACCTGGTGCCGCGCGAATGGGATGGTGAGCCGACGTTTAAAACCCTGACGGGCCTGTATACCAGCCCGGCGTCACTGGTTTATTTCTTCATCACCACTACGACAGCCACTTATCCGGACTGGGTCGCCACAAAGAACAAATCTGTGTGTGCGGGGGTGGAATCGCCAAACATCCCTGCTGGCGAGTTTTCCATGGCGTTCCCGTTCCAGTCCTCGCTGGCAAACGATCCTGGCTCTTCAAACATGGTACCGCCAATGGCGTACCGATTTGGTTACGGGGTTACAGAGTACCCGGTAGAAGGCAATGGAACACTGCTGAAGCAACTCCAGGACAACAACATCAACTACGTCGGCACCGCCGCGGAAGGTGGGCTGAGCAACAAAATGCTGGTGGCAGGCCACATGCTTGACGGCAATCCGTTCAACTACTGGTATTCAGTGGCCTGGACTGCAATCAACCTTGAGCTGGATCTGGCCAACGAAATCATCAACGGGTCAAACACCACTGTTAACCCGCTGTACTACGAGCAGAACGGCATCGACCGCCTGCAGCGCCGCGCGCTGAAAACGCTGCGCAACGGCATCAGTTACGGCCTGATCCTTGGGCGAGTGATTGGTACCGGCCTGACTCAGCAGGATTTCAATACCGAGTACGAGAAAGGCACGTATGCCGGGAACGCGGTGATTAACGCCGTTCCGTTCGCGAATTACACCAGCCTGAACCCGTCAGATTACGCCGATGGCAAATATAACGGCCTGAGCGCCGTAATGACGCCGCGCCGCGGCTTCGAATCCATCACGTTTAACGTCAACGTAACCAACTTTGTAGGGGCGTAAAAAATGGCAAACCCATTAGTACCGCAGGGATTCCTCAATCGTGTACGCGGCGCGGTGTCTGTAACTGACGTGCCAGCGCTGAACATCACCGCCTCTTATCTTGGCAAGGACGCTATCAGTATGCGTCCTGACGGCCCGGCGACGGACATTATCCCTACGCTGACCGGCACCGTGGGGAGCCAGGCGCCATATCAGCAGGTGACAGTCACCGTCCATCTGCTGCGCACCCAGGGGTTGAGCGACAGTTACAAAAACCGGTTTGCCACTGATACGGCACTTGGCGAGGTGGTAATCACCCCTGACGCGACCACACTCAGTAATTTCACCGTGCTGAACGCTTATCTGGTGAACTTCAACGAACTGCCGTTTACCGGTATGGATGCCGGGTACGTGGTGACCATCAGCGGCTACATCCTGGCTAACGACAACATGTGGGTCTGATTGTGAAAATTGACAAAAAGCTCAACCTGGTAACAAACATCACCCGGGAAGACGGGTCAATCGTGTACCTGCATGTAACCCCGTTCCCGTATGAGGTGGTGGAGGAGCACTGCCTGCTGCTGGGCAACCTCTTTACCAACTTCATCTCGCAGGTCGGCGGTCTGGGCGCGGCGCGCGTCGCCGCAATGATGCTCCGTAAAAAGCTCAAGCGCGAGCAGGAGCTCAATGCTGATAACGGGCAGCACGGGCCAAATATCGTTGACGAGATCCAGCGCCTTACATCTGTGGTCTGGAATGACGGTGGAACCTGGAAAACTGCATCATTCGAAGTGGCGATGAAGCAGGGGATCATCTCCCCTGACGAATACCGCGAAGTTGAAGGTGAGGTGGTTTTTTTTATGGTTTCCTCTGCCATTCAGAAAGCTCATCTGATCGCCCCGACAGTGGGCTCAGTGATCGGCATGTTCGGTGGGCAACTCGTATCATCGAGCGTTACGGCGTTCCGCGATTCGTTGCTGACGTCGAATCCGCCTACCGATACCCAGACCCAGAATGCCCAGCCGGAAACGTCATATATACCCTCCTAGACTGGGCGTCAAATGAGGGATTCTGGCGGGTAATCAGGGAAATCACCGGCGAAGAGTTCGCCAGCCCGGCGCAGTACCGCCAGCGTTACATCATTTCCGCGCTAAAAGACAGGGGTTCCTTCAATGGTGGCTAAGTCTATTGTCGATATTGACGTAAATGACGACAAGTTTGTCGCGTTTATGGAGAAGTTTAAAGAATATCAGGCTGCACTAGAGGATCTCCCTGAAGCATGGCGCGGGCTGGCGCATGGCGCAACGGATGCTACCAAAGAGACGGCGAAAGCAAAAACAGAAGGTGATCTTCTGGCTAAAGCTTTTTCTGAGGGGGCAAGCGCGATTCTGTCGATAAATAGCGGGCTTGAGCGGCTTACCGACAGCCTCGACCGGGCGAATAAAAGTCAGGAAGACTTCAACAAGAAAACTCGTTCATCAAAGGGGTTTTTGAGTGAAGCCACGAAGGACGCGAAATCGCTGGCCGGGCACATCAGGGATGCAACCACAAGCCTGCTGTCATGGGGTGGCATTGTCGGCCTGTTTACCGGCGTGCTGGGTGTCGGCGGTCTTTTCGGGCTTAACCGGCTGGCGGCCACAACCGGCTCCCAGCGTTTCACCTCTCTCGGGATCGGTACGAGCATCGGCGCGCTGGACTCGACAGCCATTAACTACCAGAAAGCGCTCGGCGACCCGACGGGAACGCTGGGCGCTATCCGCGACAGCCAGATGGATCTGTCAAAGCGCTGGACATTCCAGGCTATGGGGATTAACAACCCTGACCAGGACCCGGCCAAACTCCTGCCGCAGATGATTCGCAATGCGCGAGACATCTTTGTTAAAAACGGCAGCACCCTGCAGGGGGCAAACGCCTACGGCCTGACGAACTTTTTCAGCCTGGATGACCTGAATCGCTTTAAAAACATGAGCGATGAAGAAATCGATGCGATGGAGCGCCGAGCGCAGAAGGATGCAAAATTACTGCAGATCACCGATCAGCAGGCACGGCAGTGGCAGGATTTCAACGTCCAACTGGATTACAGTAGCCAGAGTATTCGAAATGCGTTTGTGCGCGGGCTCGGCCCGTTAACCCCACAACTGAGCAAGCTTTCTGACGCGCTGGCCGGTGCCATTGATACGGTGCTGCAGTCGCCAGAACTCGGTAAGTGGATTGACGGGCTGGCGGTCGGCATTGAGCGCTTCGGGAAATACCTTGCATCGCCAGAGTTCACCAAAGATGTTGACAGCTTCATGGCTGGCATTGAAAAGCTTGGGACGCTCATCGGGAAAGTATACGACTGGGTTGTAGGTAAAACAGATATCTCAGTATCGGATGTGACCTCCGGGGCCTCGATGCTGAGCGACAAGAAAGTCACAGATCCGAAGACAGGCCAGACTTACACGCCGGGCTCTGAAGATGACCCGCGGGTTTGGGGGTGGCTGAAGGGTGTTAAGCGCTTTTTCTCCAGTGGAGACGTTAAGCCTGTCGACCCAACCCCTGCGGATGTTTCCGCGAAAGGCAGGACGATCGCCGACAGGTTCAATAACCCGACCAATCTGCGCTGGGCTGAGGGATACGGCACGCACAACACGAAGAGCGGTAAGTTTGCTGTCTTCCCTACACTCGATGAAGGCGTACTGGCATCGGCGAAACAGCTGCAGATTTATGGAACCCGAGGCATTAACACAGTCAGCGAAATAGCGAAAAAGTGGGCCCCGTCGAATGAGAACGACACAGCGGAGTATATCCGCCACGTCGTTAAAACGACCGGGCTGGGCGCTAACGACAGGCTGAACCTCAACGACCCTGCGATTCTGGCAAAACTCATTTCCGCTATGTCCGCGAAAGAGGGTGCCGGAAACCGGGTTAGCGAGGGCGCGGTTATCCAGATATTCAACAATACAGGCGGCAATGCCATCGTTTCATCATCACAGCTTGGAGTGACTGGATAATGGCATTTACTCGCGAACTTTACCGGCTTGGCTTCGAAATATCCCCGGTCATCCTCTGCAATGGAGTTGCGGAGGCTATCCCCGGCGGCATGCTGCCCATAGTCGCGCTCACCCAGAGCGCCAGCTTTGTAACAGGCCTGATCGGCGGGGCAATCAACCTTACCGATCTGGACAAATATTTCTGTCACTGGCGCCCCGTTCAGGGCTCGACAATGGTCGACTACGACATTGCACGTTACCCGTTCGCTAACCAGACCGTAGCAGCCAACGCGCTTCTTGCACAGCCGCTGAGAGTCAGCCTGATGATGGATGCACCAGTGAACGAGAATACTGGTGCCATGACCAAACTGGTAACCCTGAGCTCGCTGCAGGCGGTGCTTCAGGCGCATGCCAACCTGGGTGGGACTTACATAGTGGCCACGCCGTCAATCATCTACAACAACTGCATCCTGAAAACGGTTAAGGACAACTCATCCGGTAATGACCCGCTTCCTCAGCGCTCCTGGCTCTGGGATTTCGAGCAGCCGCTGATTAGCGAAACTGCAGCTGATCAGGCAGTAAACAGTTTCCTCAGCAAAATTGATGGTGGTGACCAGAACAACAGCAGCGCATGGACAAATACCGTCAGCGCTCTTGGCAACACATCACTCGGTGGATCGGTTACTGAAGCGGTTACAGGCGTGATTGGCAAGCTGCAGGGGGTATTTGGCATATGAGCACTGTCAATTACCCGTTTACCGGGCTTGAAAGGAAGAGTATGACGTTCGCGCCAGTTCTCGACGGGACGGTGTACACCTGCCAGATGAAGTGGAACATCGCCGCGCAGCGCTGGTATTTGCTGATCACTAACAGCGCCGGTAACCCGGTTCTGAATACTGCTGTTGTGGGCTCGACATCAGACGGGGGGATAAACCTTCTGAATGGTGTGTTCACATCGACGACCATGATCTGGCGTGAAAAGAACGGGCAGATAGAGGTAACGAGCTGATGCGCTATTACGAAATTAACATTTTTGATGGCGACACCTTAATCCAGCAATATTCCAGCCTGAAAAACGGAGTATTTAACCCTGGCGCGCTGATGGTCGAGTTCGACATCATGCGCTTTGGCGAATCCACGCCAGCAGGGGAAACGCACCTGACTGTATGGGGCATAGGCCCAAAAGACATGCAGCAGGCCAGACAGAACCTTTACGGTAAGCGAATTCAAATCTTTGCCGGGATGTCGAAAGGCCTGCCTCTGGCGGGCGTATGGGATAAAAAGCTTGCCATTGAGGGGACCATTTTTCAGGTGTTCGGCAACTGGCAGGGCACAGAGCTGAGGCTGGACTTCATCATTGTCGCAGGTCCGGTTAACACCACGGCCCGCGGGCAAATGGTTCCTCTCCAGCTGACCATGCCGTGGTCTATGGGGCAGAAACTTTCCGTTGCACTGACACAATGTGTCATGACGATGGGAGGGTTTACGCCGAACATAAGCATCAGCGACAGGCTGACGCTGAATTACGATCGCCCCATGTTTTGCGGCTCCCTCGCTGAGTTGGCAAAAAACCTCAGGGCATTTTCGCTGTCCCGCATCAAAGACCCCGGTTACACGGGCGTTGAAATTGCCGTGGTCAACGGCAACGAAATCCGTGTATGGGACAACGATTACGCCAATCACCCCGATCAGGGCTCGAAGACCAGCGCGACGGAAAGGAGCAAAAATCCCGTCCAGATAAATTTCAATGACCTGATCGGCCAGCCAACGTGGATCAGTTTTGGCGTTGTCAGCGTCATCTGCGTTATGCGCGCTGACCTACAGACTGGCGACCACATCCTGATGCCGGAGAAGGCCAGGCCGATGATTCAGGCATCTTCTTACTCCCAGTTTAGAGACGACTCTGCCTTTAACGGTGAATTCGTCGTTCAATCGGTGCGGTTGCTGGGTAACAGCAGGCAGCCAACAGCAGAAGCGTGGATCACCGTGATTGAGGCATATCCGGCGGAGGCGGTTAAGACAAAATGAGCGTTGACCAGAAGCTAAATTTCGGCCGGAACATGAACAGGTTCGCTGAGCAGAAATTCCAGGAGGCGTTCCAGGCTGCAGGGAAGATACTTCCTGCCAGCATTGTTGAGCAGAAAGGCAATATGGTCACCGTGTCCTTCGAGTTGCATGACACGCCATATGTTTTCCCGAATGTCACTATTCCGCTTTTTGGCCCACAGTACATCCGCTATCCGATGCAGCCAGGTGATAAGGGCATTGTTATTCCTGCCGACACCTATCTCGGCGGTGTCAGCGGGCAGGGAGGCGGCGTCGCTGACTTAACCCCTCCGGCAAACCTGAGCGCTCTGGTATACCTGCCGATCAGCAACACGGAGTGGGAGGCCGTCGACGGGAACGTTGTCACTATCTATGGGCCCGAGGGCGTGACTATCAGGGACCAGGGCAGCAACACAACGTTTCTGTTAACGCCTGACAGCGTGACGATTGCGGCCGTTGATTTGTTTAAGGTCACAGTCGGTAGCACTGTCCTTACCCTTACGCAGGGTATGTGGAGCATCACGGGCCAGAGCGGGAAGCTGCAGGACTCAACCGCCAGCACCAGCCCAGAGATTATGCACACCGGCTGGGCCGCCCTGGTTTCATGGTTGAATAATCATCTGCATTCAAACGGTAATGGCGGTGCAAACACCGGCGTTCCGACCACTACTTTCAACGGGAATATCACGCAATGAGAACCTACGGAAGAGATGCAAATGGCAAGTGGGTGCTGGTGGTTCCGGATGAAAATGGCTTCAACGACTCTATCTATCTGACGACGCTGATCCAGAATCTGAAGCTGGCGCCGCAGGAGTCACCATTTTTTGCAAATAATGGCATTCCGGCGCAGAGCTCGGTCATTCAGCAGGTGCTTCCTACCTACTACGTCGACAGGCTTCAACGGCAATTTAGTCAGTATTTCTCATCGCTGCAGATCGCCCTGGTGAGTGATGACCCGCCCGTATACAACATTTCGGCGATAACGAACGCCGGTTCTAAAATTATCACAACGGTGAACGTATGAGTGATTTGTCCGTTAGCTATGACGCAGCCGGGCCCGTGCCGAAAACATCCGAAGAACTGCGAGCAGATTTAGTTTCCAGAGCCACTGAGTTATCACCGGGCATCACTACGGACCTTCCGGGATCGCTGATTGAGGATATCGTCGGTACCGACGTTGGCGCGCTGCTCATTGCCGATCAGATCCGCGTCGACCTCATAAACTCTGTTGGCCCGCTGAAAGCGAATATGTACATGCTGAACCTCCTGGCTCAGCAGGCAGGTATCAGCCCGCAAAAAACTGAAGGGTCGACTACCGTTCCGGTGACGTTCTCGGGACCCGCGGGATTTGTAATTCCCCAGGGTTTTCTGGTCAGTGACGGCACTTATACCTACCAGATCGCCGACGCTACAGTAATTCTGTCTTCAGGGATCAGCGCGATGGTAACAGCCATTGCAACGAATACCGGTTCGTGGGCGGTACCGGTGGGATCGGTTAACCAGATACTGACTAGTCTGCCGTCTGACATTGCCCTGACCTGCACCAACCCGGTTGCCGGCACCCCTGGTGGAGCGCCTGAAACTAACTTCGAGTTTCGCGAGCGCGTATGGGAAGCTCAGATGTCGACTGTGCAGGGATATCCTGGCTTTATCCGCCAGAAGTTAACTGACCTGAATGATGTTCAGGCTCGTCTTGTTTCCGTAGTCCAGAGCGGTAGTTCCTGGATCGTGATGTGCGGTGGCGGCGATATCTATGAAATGGCAGGAGCCATTTATAAGTCAGCAGGCGACATCAGCAGGCTGAAAGGGACAGATTTGAATGTAACCGGGATCACCAATGCAAACCCTGGCGTCGTCACGACAGATATCACCCACGGTTTCAGCACGGGACAGGTTATAAAAATCGCTGGTGTAACCGGAATGAGCGGCATCAATAACGTGCCTCTGACCATTACCGTGTTGAGCTCACACACTTTCTCTATAGGCATTAACACCACTTCCTCAGGCACCTGGACGGGTGGCGGAATAGTCACGCCCAATCTGAGAAATAACGTCGTGACAATAAACGACTGGCCTGATAACTACCTGATACCTTTTGTTATACCGCTCCAGCAACTGGTGACCATCAAGTTTGAATGGGCGACAGAAAGCGCGAATTATCTGACTGATGCCACAATCGCCTCACTGGTGTCACAGCCGGTGATCAACTATGTGAACGGGATATTTGCTGGTAACCCAATGAACATCAATAACGTTAAGGATGTATTCCTTCAGTCCATTAATAGCACTCTGGATATGAGCCTGATCTCAACCCTGAATGTCATTGTGACTGTGAACGGCGTTATCGCAGGTGTTGATGCCGGAACGAATATAATCAGTGGTGACCCTTATAGCTACTGGTACATGGCCTCAAATGGGGTAATTGTCGACGGGATATAACATGCTGGCAGATATCATTAAATCATACCTGTATACACAGTATAACGACGACGATGATCTCCAGGCATTCGTCACTGCGTATAACACCATGGCTCAGGAAATTTATTCATGGATGATTAATGCCAACCTGCCGATCTTTGTCGGCGGGTACAATGCTGGAGATCAGCTAAAATGGATAGCCCGGGGAATTTATGGCGTTAAGCCGCCAGTTCTTGTCAGTGGAAAACGAAGCGTGTTCGGCCCGTACAACGCCGTTCTGTTTAACCAGCTTCCATTCAACGGAAGAAAGGTCGTCAATCAATCGGAGCAGGTTGTCGTTTCCGATGACCTTTTCAAGCGCATAATGACATGGAATTTCTACAAAGGCGATGGATACTACTTCACCATCCCATGGCTGAAGCGTCGAATTATGCGGTTCCTGACTGGCATCGATGGCGTAGACGTTGTTAACGATCAGAGGTGGAGTATCTCGGTCTTGCTCTCAAGTTCAGGGGCAAGCATCTCAATAATTAAGGGATTCAGGAGGTTAACAGACGCCTCCATGTTTAATCACTTCACTTATAACTCACAGGCTTTTAATCAAAACAAAAGCGTCTTGATAAAAAGCACGGACTATGAATATGCATCGTTATTCAAGCAGGCCTTTGATAGCGGCCTGCTACACATGCCATTTTACCAGCCCGTGAGCGTTACGATTATCGGGTAGTATTATTGCGACTATCGACTGCCATGTCAGTGAAATATTTTAGGCATTGGCAGATAATAAGTAGCATTATGATTATAAAGAAAAGTGCAGTGCTGAATTTTAAATTTTCGAACGGAGGTATGCCTTCATGCACCCACATGTCGTAAATAAGGAATATCAGGAAGGCCGACAAAATAATCGTAACTGCACTGAATGATGATAAAAGAATTTTTGAGATACCGACGGATAAGTTTTTCATTTATAAACTCCTATAAAACTTAACTGAATACTAACACTAATAACCCGCCTTGTGCGGGTTTTTTATTGCCCGAATCCCGGAGGATAAATGGCACTCACACTTTTAGCTGCCAACAATGCGCAGACTGTGCTGGCGGCAGGAATTAGCGCATCAGCAACTTCTTTGACTGTTAACTCAGGAACCGGATCACTGTTTCCTGCGCCATCAGACGGAGTAAGTTTTTTTAAGTTAACCCTGATTGATGCGGCAACCGGGCAACTCACCGAAATCATGCATGTAACCGCGCGCACTGGTGACACCATGAAGATCGAACGCGGCCAGGAGGGAACGACAGCCCGCGCATGGTCAGCGAATGATATCGCAGCAAACATGATGACCGCCGGCACTCTTAACTACATCCTGGCCAATTTTCAACCCTTAGATGCAACCCTAACGGCTTTGGCCGGGCTGGCAACCGGTGCAAATAAACTCCCGTATTTCACTGGAACTGATACCGCATCGCAGACTGATTTAACTTCTGTCGGTCGAGATATTATCGGGAAGGGTACTATTGCTGACATTCTCACATACCTTGGTTTGGTAAATAACGGCGCTGTAGGCCGGTTGATTGGCATGCAGATAATCAAGACGTCTGGCACTTACACCAAAACTCCCGGAGCAATGTTCGCGGATGTCATCGCTATTGGGGGCGGTGGGGGCGGCGGATGGGCAACTTCCACAGCAAACTATAACGCCGCGGGTGGTGGTGGCGGTGGCGGCGGAATGGCACGGGGTCTCTTTAACCTGTCTGCGATATCAACCGTGCTTGTCACGATTGGTGCGGGTGGTAATGGCGGTATTGCGTCGACGATAACCAATGCCACACATGGCGGCACTGATGTTATTGTGTAGCTGTTCTAGTGAAGAGGAGGCCAGCCAGGCAACGGCTGCACCGCGTCAGGTTCCTCTGCGTCATGTGGCATGGGCGGTCAGGGTGGCACTTCGACCGTGGGTGCCCTTTTGTGCAACGGGTACGCCGGGCTGCCCGGTGTGATGGCAACCCCAACAGCAGTCGGAGGGACTGTAGGTTCCGGACTTGGCGGCGGTAGCTTTATTTCTGGCCCTGGTGGGTATGGTGCTGGTGGTAATGGCGCTGCAACCAGTGGTGGGACGCAGAATGTCAACGGCAACCCGGGCAATGCTGGCGTGATTATTATTCTGGAGTACGCGTAATGAATAGCAGATATGCAGTGATTGAAAATGGCACCGTGACCAACATTATCGTGTGGGATGGTGAAACAGTATTCTCCGCAGGAGATAATCAACTGTTTATGCCCATTCAGGATAATGCTGGTATTGGCTGGTCATGGTCAGATGATGGCGGTGTATTTATTCCTCCGCCTGCCCCAAAAAAAACACCAGAACAACTGGTTGCAGAAGCCAAAGCGGAAAAACAGACCAGACTTGATTTTGCGACCACAAAAATTGTCGTCTGGCAGACAAAGTTGCTGATGGGTCGCAAGCTCACGGACGAAGAAAGCACACAGCTAAATGCCTGGATGGACTACATTGACGCGGTGACGGCAACAGATACCAGCACCGCGCCGGATGTCATCTGGCCTGAACTGCCGGAGGCGTAGGCCATTCAATATCTGGCGCACAGGACAAAACTGAGACACACAAATCTTTGCACTGGATTGCAAGGCTTTGTGCTTCTCTGGAGTGCGACATGTTTGATAACAAAAAATTAGCGCAAGAAGACAAAAATCACCTTGCGCTAATGCTCTGTCTCAGGTCACTAATACTATCTAAGTAGTTGATTCATAGTGACTGGATATGTTGTGTTTTGTAGCATCATGTAGTCTATTTTTTAGACTAAAGATATTGTAACACATTGATATTAATGTTTTTTAATGTTTCGCGTTCAGCTTTTTTATACTAACTTGAGCGAAACGGGAAGGTAAAAAGA